CGTTTGTGTCTCACCAGATTCTGGAATATTAAATGTAGCACTATCACCAGTATTCGATGCAACTATACGAGTGGTTCCACCTTTAGTTAATGTTACTTGTTGATTTTGCGTAAATGGATGGTTAGGTATGAATATACTTTGATTAGGAATTGAAGTAGGGATAGGAATATTACCAATCACTATTGTAGATATACCACTTTGACCAGATACTGTTCCAATTCCTAATTCTTGTGTTGGATTAAAAAATACCTTATCATCTAATTTTGATTCAAAGTAAGGTGTTGTGAGTGGAACTGTAAATTTATCAGTAATTTCTACTATTTCTGTTGATGCAGTATGAATTCCAGCAGTATGTTCTGTTCTTGCACGAATTACTCTTCTATCAGAGAATATATTCAATACAGTTAATCTCGCTGTGCCTATTCCGATTGTTGACCCTATAGAAATATTTGGGATATTCGATACAAATACATCAGTCACTATACCTGCTGTGGTAATCGCTGGAGTATCTGCAATAAGTTTTGTTTTTTCTGAGGAGACTCCAATTATATGTTCCCCAGTTAATTTCGCAATAAATGTAGATATTCCTGAAATTACTACAGTGTCATTGTCTAGTAAAGTATGTGGATCGCTTGTGTGTACAGATATCTCCCCAGATTTATTCCAAATTAATTTTGCATTCTGATAATCTTCAATTGTTGTTGCTAAATTTTCAACAATTTTACCTGTGACTGATCCCACAGAAGCACTTATACCACCACCATTTGTACCAGTATTATCAAATTGAACTTTATCTCCAACTTTATATCCTTGACCTGCTTCATGAATATCAAATGATTTTACAGATCCCTTACTTACAGACTCAATAGTAGAACTCTGTAGTAATATTTCATTTGGTTCATTAATAAAATCATTATCCGATCCAGGATCTCCTACAGCGTAAGGTAAGGTATTTCTTACTAAATCTGAATTATTAAAATCAAATGTTTGATTAAAAACCTGATCAATCAATTTTGATCTGTAAGTATTACCTATAAAATATGGGAATACTGCAGATTGATTATTTGTATTAATTCCGACAAAATATGCGTAAACACCATTTGGATACTCAGGAGTTTTACCAAATCTACCATTATGCTTATCCAAATCCCCCGAATTATCAAATTTATAGTCATCTACAAAGAAACCATTTGTAAATCCAGATGGTCTATCTGTAACATCAGATGGTGATAAAGTGTAACTGGTGGTAAGATTTCTTATCTGTGAGTTTGAATCTGAAGAGTCATCGTAACCATATGGTCCGTAAATTGGATTACCATCATATGACCAACCTATTATTGGTGAATGATCAACACTATCATCACCAAACTCTGATAAACCAATAGCAGTTGAATATCCAACCATACCATACTGTAAACCATTCTCTGTGTCGCTTAATATCTCATCTCCGTGTCTTTCATGATTATTGAGTGAAAGGTGTCTTACAGACGCTTCCAACTTAGAGTTAGATCCTTTTGATATTACTTTGATTGTGGTTGTAGCAGCAGTATACCCAATACCAGTGTTCAATACTACAACATCTGTTACCTTTTGGTTTTCAATAACTGCTCTTAATTTTGCACCAGTTCCTGAACCAATACCTACTACTTCTAAGTCAGGTGGTGAAGTGTACTCGCTTCCAGTATTTGTAACTTGAACATTTACTATTCTACCACCATCAATTATTGGTTTTAATTCTGCACCTTTACCAGTTTTTACAGAAATTGTTGGTTTTTTATGAAAATTAATAGTTGTAGATCCATATCCAGTGCCATTATTATACAAATAAACGTCAGAAATATATCCTTTTATAACAGGTGTTGCAGTAATTACCCCAACTCCTCCAATAATATCTGCATTAACTGTTACATTTATTGGTGGATATGCAAAAAACTGTTCTCCACTTCCAACAGAAACTATATTTACATAATTATTTCTATCATAATTTGCAGAAATTGTTCCAGCTGCACCTGCATTTGCTAATCTAAATTCATTTTCATTTAATTTAATTACTTTATATTGTAAATTAGTGTCTAAACCGCCAATAATTGTTCCATCAGTACTGTATGTAATTACTTCACCATCATTAAAACCGTGATTTTTAAAGAAAATTGTATCATGTGCAGTACTAATTCCCGTGGGTTGAACTATTAATTTACGATTTTCAAACTCAGTACCTGCATTTATTACTGAAATTTTTGAGATAGTGTTATTTTTCTTCTTTGTCCTGAATTTATGTGTACCAGATGTTTCTGCAGTTGTAAAACCAACAGTATTAATACCTGCTGAATAGTCTGCTTGATTTTCATATAAGTTAATTGTTTTGTTATTTACAACCTCTGCAACATAAACTGATCCATTATTAAGAGTTAAACCTGTAATTAGATTAATTCCATCTTGATAAGCAGTTGTGCGAATACCAACTCCTATCGCAGTATTACCATTTCTATTGTAAATTAACTCATCACCACTAATTAAATTGTGATTTTGAGGGAAAGCTATGTTATCATTAGTAACATCAACACCACCACCAACTGTGCTTTGTCTCCCATCAAATGAAAGTGTTCTATGTCTTTCCTCTAATTGAGCATTCAGCAACGCTCCCGTGGAATTACCACCTGTAATTGTTACTGACGATACCTTCTTTATATCAAAATCTTGAGGATCTACATAAACCTCTGTGAGAGTACCTTTTACTATGGGTTGAACTAGTGCAGTGGTCAAACCTGCCTCAACAGTTACAGACGGTAAATTAACAACATCAAAGTTTGTTCCACCATTAAACACTCTAACGCTCTCTAATGGTCCGTAGTAAACTTTATCCTCTGACTTATAGTTTATAACCTCTACGCCATTTACGAGCATTCCAAGAGCACCAGGTGCTGTTACAGTGTTATCACCTGTTTTAATATCAAGAGAATATGGAAATTTACGTAATAAGTTTTGAGGATGAATAAATTGAGTTTTTTGTGAGACTAAAGTAAACTTATGAAATCCTGAAGATGCTGGTGCAGAAAAATATTCACGAGTTGGTGTCGTTGAATTATCAGAATCAATTAAAGATCTAGATCTGTATAATTGGATCTTTTTCTTATCTGATAAAACTTTTACAAAATATGAAACACCCTCATCTAATCCATCAAGTGTATTATTTTCAGCGTTGTAAATAACTTCATCACCAGTGTTAAATGGAACATCACTATTGAATGAGATTACACTAAATTTTAGTTTATTCGTATTAAATTCTTGTAAATTTGTAGATACGAGAGATGTTATAATCGCTTGATCAAGATTTTTAGTTAAAGTATAAGATGGAAGTGAGCTAGCAGCAACGTAAAAGCAATTTTCTTTTTCGGTATATAAGTTTTGAATATCTGATGTAATTAAGTCATTTCCATAAATTAAGGGTGCACCACTACTATTAACTGTCTCTAACTTTCTACGTATTGAATACTCTGTAGTCGCTGAAGGAGACCCACTTAAACCGTCTAGAGTGACTTGTTTACCATTTATGGTGCGAACTGTTGCATCGGCAAAAACAACCGTCTCAGACGCTCCTAGAAGCACATCAACGATGTCACCGACCTTCAATGTAGATGGATCAGGAGTAGTTTTTAAATTAAAACCATTATTTGTATTATCTACAAAAAATCTAGAACTTGTATTATAAATCCAAGAATTTGCGAATATTTGTTTTTGGGTTTTATTGAATTCTGGATTTTTTATCTTTTCACCAACATTTTTTACATAAATTTTCTCTCCTTCAGATACTGATGATACATCTCCTATTGTTTCAACGTCAGATAATACTCCAGTAATCCTTATCTCGACCTTTTTTGTTAAATCTCCATCTTCATAACCAAAAAATACATCATTTGTCCTGATTGGTGATTTTACACCCATTGCATTATCAACACCAACACAACCTAAGAATTGATTAACGGATTTTGATGAATATGTAATTATATTATCACCAGATAATAGAGTTCCTGTTGTCCCAAACCCCACAGTGCTATCAACAGTTATGACTGATGATCCAACTGATACAGGATTGATGTTTGCAGTTTTAGGTTGTATTTCAAATGTTCCTTCAATTAAATCTCTATCATCAAATCCAACAAATAAACCTAATTTAAAATATGTGCTGATTCCAGACCTTGTAAATATCTCAACCTCTGAAACTGATGCCTGTGTGTCTAAGTCCGATGCCTTTTTAATTGTTTGACCAACTAATTTATCAGGATCTCCAGAAATTCTCTCTGCAACAACTATTTCTCTTCTTAAAAACTCTGCAGAAGAAGGTTTTGGTAAATATTGCTCTAAATCTATAACTTTTGGAACTTCCCCAAATAATACTTTAAATAATATCTTAAACGACTCTTCAGTTCCCTTTGCTTCGTAAAATGACCTTGCTTCTTTAATAAAATTATTAACATCAAGGTTTGAAACAAAATCTACATTCTCCAAACCAGGTGTTAATGTATATTTTAACTTCTTATAAAATTCTTTTAGAAAATTTGAACTTAAATTTATAACTTCTCTTCCTGCATCATGTTCTTCTTGACTAGTTTCCTCAAAAAGTAACTCCTCAGCGTTTAAATCTGTTCTGTAACTACTAATACCGCTAAAACCACGAATAACTCCTGTAAATGTGTTAGTTGTAATCCCTGTATACGTAAATATTTCACTATCAATCTTAAAAAGACCATAATGTTCTGGAAATCCCTTTGTAGAGTAAACTTGAACAGAATCAGTTGTTGAAGTTATTCCTGAATATAATGTCGTTTTTCCTGTTATGACCTCTGGAGTCAAATTATCTAGTTTTATGTACTGATCAAGGTTATCTGTAAGGTCAGTTGCTCCAGACTGATGTTCCTGAGAGATGTAATACTGTTTTAAGAAGTCAATCGTCTTTGGACTCTCTGCCCGAATAAAGTCAGGGAGTTGATTCGCAAGTATTTGCTGAACCTGTACTCGTTTCTCAAAACCAGTTTGTATCATTTCTTAGTAACCGCCTCCAGACGATGATGAACCTGAACTTGTGCTTGTTGTAGTCGCTGTGGAAGAGGTTGTAGTTGATAAAGAAGATGTTGCAGTTGTTGTATCACCTCTTTTTAGACTTCCATTCAAATAACTTGATGTTGTTTTATATCCGACACCAGATATCTGCTCTCCAGATGAAATTGTATCCTTAACCATATTTATTGTGCTATCAGATACCGAAAAACTCAAATATAGATCTTTTAATCCTATAACATCATTTGAATCTGGGAATGCTTGTAACTCAATAATATTATTTTCTTTAACCGTAGATGTTACATTTAAGGTATTGATAATTATTTCTCCTTTCTTATAATCCACTGATCCAGCAGACTTTACAATAACGGTAAATTCATTACTTTCGGTTGATTCCTTAACTACAGATAAAATTCCCATATCGCCTGTTTCATTAGGAACATCTGTAAAATATAAAGTGCCTGTTTGATTTGCTAAAGTAAATCCTGTGCTCTTGATATTAAATCCAGTGGGATTTTTCTTAAATGAATTTCCATAACATAATTCATATTGGGCAGATTGATTCAATAAACACTTCATATTACGTCTAATAATCACTCTAGTAATATTAGATGTTATTGAAACATCAGATCCATCAATAATTTGTCCTAATTTGCTGTATTTAAACCTTCCACCAAATTTATTAATGTTTGAAGTAGAAAATGTGTTCAACACTCTCATTACTTTAGTCTTAACTTCATTTACATTACTTACTTGAGAACTATTATAGTAAACTGCACTATCAATCTCAACATATAATACCTTCAAATCAATGATTCTTTGGTTTATACCAGATAATGAGTAGTTTTTAAGTTTAGATTGAATATTCTGTTTATCAAAGTCTGAAACATAGTCACCATTTTTTGGCTTAATGCTTATGAGAACTTGACCAAACTCTGGTGGATCGAGTTCCTCACCCCCTACAACCGCTACAGACTCAGTATTAGGGTAAATGGACTGAATTATCGCTTCATAGTCTCTGGCGGTCACTGCACGGTACTGTGAGGCATATATTCGAGGTGCAAAATACTTAATTGAATCAATACTTTCAATATCTCCACCATTTGATGCTGCTGAATTTGTGGTGATAGTAATATTATTCGATGGAATTATAGGATTACCTAAATCATCAACAACTCTACCAGAATATGAAAAATTAGTAGGACCATTTCCTTCTTTTCCGTCAGTAATTATATAAGTTGCAGTAATTACCGAACCATTTTCTAGTTTTTTACCAAAATATCCATCCCCAAACAATAATTCATATCTTTCATCCTTTATTTCTTGAATTAAATAAATTTCTGAAGTTGAATCTATATTTAAAATATTACTTGCGAGTGAATATTCTCTTCCAAGACCAGTATCACTCAAACCAG